TTGCAACAATGTTTGATCCACTGTTTGCTGATGTTGTTTTATGCCAAACAGAACCATTAGGTCTGTTTTCATCTGCAGTTTTCCAAGTTGGTCTGTTAGTATGTTTGTCTTGTAAAAATTTAGTACCATATTTTGTACCTGCTGTAATTCCTAAATCTGCTAAAAGTGTTCCTGATGCTCCAGCTTCAAATCTAATTGTGTTGTAACCAGCTGTTGAATCCCCAAATCCTAGACCGTTGTGGAATATTTCTAAGTTTCCAGTTGTTGCATGAACTGAAGCACTAATACCTGCTAACGTTGGACCATCTGCACCATCGCTTGAAAGGTTTATTGCTGTTGCAACATCTGATAATGCTGTTCCACCTGGTGTTACTGTAACACCGTTAACTTGCATCGTATGTCCACTAGTTACAGTAGTGCCTGATGCAACCGATATAACTGGTAGTGTTAAGTGCCAAGCACTTGATCCTACATGGTTCCAAGCATTGCCAGATGATTTTTTGTAAATTTTGTTTGAAACGTGAGTTGTGTTAATAGCATAGTCACCTTGTGAACCTATTGATGTTTTAGGTGCACCTGTTGATGCATTACCTACTAGGTCAGAAACTGATGTAATCAACGTTGGTGTTTTTGCTGTAAATTTTTGATCTGTTTGTGACCATTCAAATAGTCCAAAACTAGTTGATGCAAGGTCAAACCAGTATGTTCCATCTGTTGGGTCATCTGTTGGAGCTAATGAACTGCCAATTAACTCGGCAGTATCTATGTTTACTCTTAAAACATATGCTCTGTTGGCAATACCTAAAAATGAGTAAGCCGCTTGTAATCCGTATTCATTTAATTCGTAACCATGTAATGAATTTCCTGAAACGTCTGTATAAAATTTTGGATCTCCAAAAGTCTCTGTTAATTCTCTTTGTGAGGAAATTAAGTATGCTGTGTTGGCGTTTGCAGTTGTTGTTCCTGCCGCTGTACCAGTACCTGATCCTGGTGCTTTATCTTGTGATGATGCTACTATAAAAAGTGGTGTAGTACCCGCATCAGATGGTACATAAAAACTTTCGTTTATTACACTTACTTCTACTCCTGGTGATGTCAAAGCCATGTTTCGTATTCTCCTTGCAATTTATACGTATACTAGAACTATTTATGTAATCATTTGCATTTTACGACATTATTCTACAAATTTTGGTGCCTATATAGGCGACGTAAATACGATTATAATGATTATAGGTATAAGACCGTTATGTATACAATGTAAATCTAAGCCAAGAGCTTATGGATATAAAAAAGGTACAAAAATTTACTGGCATAAATTGTGTGATACTTGTAATCGTAAGAAGAAAAAGTTAAAAATTGGCGGCGTCACAGCATTACAAAGATCAGGTTATCATAAAAAATCTAAATGTGAATTATGTGGTTTTAAAGCACAAGATCAATTGCAAGTAGATGTACTTTTTGTAGATGGAAATTTAAGAAATACAAATAATGCTAATTTAAAAACTGTATGTGCTAATTGTCAAAGATTAAGCAGTGTGCGTAGACTCGGTTGGCGGGTTGGTGATTTGATTGCTGATGAATAATTCGTCAACTTTTTCAAATAGTTCTTCTTTAGTTCCGTTATTTTCAATAACAAAATCAAAGTCACTATTCAACCAATCCCATTCAGATTGATGAGCACCCTTTTCTTGCATTTCTTTTTGTGTAGGTAGTTCACCGTTTTTTACACATATAATTTTGCCACCTTGTGCTTTAATAGTTTTAATTTCGTTTATAAATCTTGTATCTGAAATAACAGTTGGTTCACCTTTATATCTGCCTATACAACTATCTATCCAAATAGCATCATACATTTGACCACGCATTATTTCAGTTCCAAATTGTTGTAAAACCCATCTAGGTGTAACTTCTTTACCAAAACGTTCACTCCAAAAAGCATCGGGCTGTTCACGCCATTCTCTACTTTTTTTAGTACTACCTTCTAGAAGTTTTCTATCCCAATTAAACATTGATGCTACTGCATCTTTTAAACTTTTTGCAAAACTATCACGTTTAAATCCATGATATTCTACAAGATGTTCAGCGACAGTATCTTTACCAGATCCCATTAGGCCTACTATTCCTATTAACATTAATTGATTATACTATTTTTTTAAGCGTTTTTCAATCTCTTTTTTTGCTTCAATAACAGAACCTAGAATAGTTTTACGTATGTCTAATTTTTTATTTTTTAAAGCATTAATAGACATATTTTCTAGATCAGTAACAATTTGTTCTAGTTCATCTATGTCACAATCACAATATCTTTTATACCTAGGGTCCTTTTTCATATTCTTTTATTTAAAATGATATGTTTAAGAATTAACCTATAACAAAACTATGTGGTGTTCCACCTTCAGCATAGTTACCAATTTCAACGTCAAGTTTTTCCATTTCTGCAACACCTTGTTGTTGTAATTGAGCACCATTTAATTGTGTTCCACCTTGTGGTCCAGCAATAGTACCAAATTTTCCTCTTGCTTCACCTAGCATAGTTTTTGCTACTGCTAAAGTATAGTCTCTTATCCAAGGTTTTGCATATACATCTTTGAACAATGTAATATCTGGTCTAAAATTATCAGTATGCATTAAAACAGTTTCTTTATCTGCTCTTGGTCTTTGTGTTATTGTAAGTTTTTTAGTTGCAACGTCAAAATGAAATTGTATAAATGAGCCAAACAATTTACCTATTAATTCTTGATAAGAAGCAAAAGCAAAATACGTGGCTAATCCACCTGTTGCTCCTGCTCTTAACAAGTACGTATTTGTGTATGCTAAATTGAATGGTTCAAATAAAGTACCACCTTCGCCCCCTTCAGTTCTGGAACCTACTGTTCTTCTAAATAATTTTCGTACATTAATAACTTCATCAGGTAAAATATATGTGTTTTGATTTTCTTGCAATTCTAAAAAAGCATAAGATTCTTCCACAGCATTTGAAGAACGCTGTCTGTATCTATTAATTGCTCTTTCTAAGGCCGTTTGATAGTGTTTTGGGTCTAGTTCAACATCTATCATACCCTCACCTAGATTATTTTTTACGTAATCAAATATCTCTTGTTGGCCTGTTTGAAGTTCTGACATACACATATTTATAGTAGTTGTGCAATCAATAAATATGTGTGATATGCCAAGATTATCCATTTTTAAGCCAGAAAAAGGCAATGACTATAAATTCTTTGATCGTAACATTAAAGAGATGTTTACAGTTGGGGGAACCGATCTACATTTCCACAAATATTTAGGCCCTTATGACCAAGGAGATACTAACAAGGACGGAGAAGCATCACCAACACAACCACAGTATTCAGGAGATAGTCTTAACGAAAGAACAATACAAGACTTATTATTTTTAGAAAATAGAGATAGAAAGTACTCACCAGATGTTTATGTTGTGAGAGGAATATACAATGTACAAGATATAGACCTTAATTTGTCGCAATTTGGTATGTTTTTACAAAACGATACTATATTTTTAACTGTACATATGAATGATATTGTTGAAAGATTAGGTAGAAAACCTATGTCTGGAGACGTTATTGAATTTCCGCATATGAAAGAGGACTATTCTTTAGATGAAAGTATACCAATTGCACTTAAAAGATATTATGTTATTGAAGATGTTAACAGAGCGGCAGAAGGATTCTCACCAACTTGGTGGCCACACTTATTAAGATTGAAATTAAAAACACTAGTTGACGCACAAGAATTTAGAGATATAATTGGTGATGCAACCACAACTGGTTCTATAGCAAACTATATGTCAACTTATAATAGAGAAAAAACTATTAATGATCAAGTTGTTGCACAGGCAGAAACAGATTCACCAAAAGCAGGATTTAATTATAAACAATATTATGTTGCTCCAATTGATGAAAGAGGAAACATTAGAACAGACAACGTTCAGTCAACAGATAGAATTAGTTCAAATAAAACAATAAATGCAACAATAGATACACCAGCGGCATCACATTATGGCTTTTATTTAGATGGAGATGGTGTTGCACCAAACGGAAATCCTGCAGGATTTGGAATAACATTTCCAACTTCTAATGTTGATACGGGTGATTATTTCTTAAGAACAGATTATCTACCAAATAGATTATTCCGTTATGACGGACTCAGATGGATTAAAATAGAAGATTCTGTTAGAATAACTATGAGTAATACTGATACAAAAGAAAATTGGAAAACTAAATTTGTTAATGCATCAGGCACAACTAATATTAATGGCTTAACAGTAGACCAAAGACAGTCATTAACAAATGCATTAAAACCAAAGGCTGACAATTAATGAAAATAATTGAAATCACTGAAGAAATTGTAACTCGTCAAAGCATTATAGATGCTATGATGGCAAAAAATTGGCCACAACAATTACAGAAAGAATTTGAGACTGAAGCTTTTTTTAAACCACCTTTTTCTGATGGTTTAAATTTTGTAAACGGAGTAGATTTACAATCTACTATGCCTCAAGTGGTTTCTACTCAAGCACTTTTACAAAATAAAGAAAACCAAGATATTATACCCATGGTCCCGCCAGAGGTTGTAGATATTATCAATAAAAAATGGGGTACACGATTTCAATCAGATCCTGCAAGGCAACGTGATAAAAAACCAGAAAGATATATTCAATATGCGAAGATGACTGCGGCAACTGCCAACCCTTCTACTATTGTAGATGGTGAAATTATTTACGGTAATGGTAGATTTATTGCCGCTCTATTACGAGGAGACAAGCAACTGAAAGTGTGGAATTTAAAAAAAAACAGTAAGGCAACAATATAATGTTACACTTTTACGACGGGCAAATTAGAAAATTTTTAACTCAATTTATAAGAATTTTGAGTAATTTTTCTGTGGAAACAGGAAAAGGTAAAGATGATACTGTAACTTTAAGAGCAGTCCCGGTTGTTTATGGAGATATGACTCGTCAGGTTGCAAATATTATAAGAAATAATTCAGAAAACGCATTACAATATGCTCCAAGAATTGCCGCATATGTTAGAGAATTAAATTATGATAGAGAAAGAATGCAAAATCCTTATCATATTGAAAAACAACATTTAAAAGAACGTGATGTTTTAGCAGATGGAACCTATAGTAATAAATTAGGAGCAGGATATACTATTGAAAAAGTTATGCCTTCTCCTTTTAGACTAGAAGTTACAGCAGATATTTGGACAACAAACACAGATCAAAAATTACAAATAATGGAACAAATTTTATATTTGTTTAACCCCGATTTTGAAATACAAAAAACAGACAATTATATTGATTGGACAAGTTTAAGTTATGTTGAACTAACAGGAACAACGTTCAGTTCAAGAACAATTCCAATTGGTGCAGATACAGAAATTGATATTGCAACATTAACTTTTTCTATGCCAATATGGTTATCACCACCTGTTAAAGTATCAAAATTAGGTGTTATACAAAAAATTATAATGAGTATATATGATGACGATGGTGGTATTGTAAAAGGATTAATTGATGGAACATTGTTATCAAGAAGTTATATTACGCCAAACAATTATGGATTATTAGTTACAGGAAATCAACTAAGATTATTGGGAAGTACAGGTACTAGTGTAACATCGGGCGGAGACGGATATTATACAGGTGCTAATGAACCATCAAATTTTGATCCATACGAAACATTTGGACCCCCAATTAATTGGAAAATTCTTTTAGATCAATATGGTAAAGTTAGAAATGATACATCACAAATAAGATTAATGCAACCAAACGGAAATGAAATTATTGGAACAATTGCTGTTAATTCTTTAGAAGATACAATTTTATTATTCAATATTGATCAAGACACTATTCCAGCAAATACATTAACTGCGGTTAAAAAAATAATTAATCCTGCAACATTTGATCCAGGCACACCTGTAAATGCTGATAGATATTTGATTATAAATGATGTTGGAGACTCTACAGCATCAGTACAAAGTTCAACATGGGGAACTTTAATTGCAACCGTAGGAGATATTATTGAATATAGTTCTTCTCAAAGTAAATGGTTAAAAGTATTTGACGCATCACATCCTGATTCTACGCAACATTATATTACAAATTCGCATACAGGAATACAGTATAGATTTAATGGTACAGAATGGGTTAAATCATATGAAGGAATTTATACTGCTGGTAATTGGTCAATAGTATTAGATGGTGGTGCTACTACTGGTTATAATGCATCAACTGATGCAACAACTCCTTGATAAAGTCATAATAAATTGTTATACTAACTTATGAAAGAAAATATAATTTGTTCTGGTGCCTTGTTTTATTGTACATCAACAAAACGTTTTTTATTTGTACAAAGAACTGATGCTAAAACACGTGGAATGTGGGGGTTAGTTGGTGGACAAGCACGTTTTACTGAATCTGCATTTGAAGGATTAAAAAGAGAAATACAAGAAGAAGTAGGTTATACACCAAAATTTAAAAAAGTAATACCTTTAGAATTGTTTACATCAAATGATCAAAAGTTTTTTTTTCATACATATCTTATTGCTGTTGAATCAGAATTTATACCAAAATTAAATAAGGAACATTCAGGATATTGTTGGACTGCGTTTGAATGTTGGCCAAAAAATTTACACGCAGGATTAAAAAATACTGTTAATAATAAAAGTATAAAAGGTAAGTTGCAAACTATTTTAGACTTAATTGTGTGATCAGAATTGTTTTATCTCAATTTTTGAACCACCATATGACTCATATATGCAGAATTAACAAGCTCAAATAATATTCAAATTTGATATATTTTATATAGATACTAATATAACGATGCAACTTTTACACTCTCGCTCGAGTTGACATCAATCACGTAAGCATCGTTTTTAACTTGTGTTAACGTGGATCAGACCTATAACCAGGTGCCACGTTAACACATATCGTAGAGGAGAAGAATGACCATATGATTGAATGTAATAAATGTTATCACCCTTGTCACTGCGATGAGGAACTTCACGCAGACGAACACGGAATATGTCCTTGCGAACATTGTTATTGCGATGTTGTGATTTAACTTATTTTAACCAGCACTTTTTAATAGACTATATGTTTTTGGCATTATTCTTCCTTTATATAAGTTTTACCTGTTAGTTTTTCAATATCTTTAATCATTTCTTCCATATTAACTCTAACAGTTTTACCTGTTATAGTATTTCTTGAAAAATATTCCCACTCACCTTGTTTATTGTGCGGTGAAAGTTTTGTAACGTTACCTGCTTCGTCTCTTACATATACTTCAGCACTTGACGTATCGTCTTTGGCGTATATATGAGCATTGTTAGCCACAGTTGATGGATCACTTCCTACTGTTAATACAATAGGACTTGAGAATGTTTTTACACCTGAAATTGTTTGTGCATTACTTGTTAAAACTTGTATTGATGTTGAAGCACCTGCCCCTTCTCTTTTTATATGTGTTCTAAAAGCATTAACAGTTGTAGATCCTCCACTAGTACTTGCCGCGGATAATGTTACTGTTGTACCTGATAATGCCGCTGTAAATGTTAATTGATCTGTACCTTTTGATGATACAATCGGTCCTGAACTTACGTAAGCAGTTGTTCCGTCGTGTACTACATATACTTCTGAAACAGATGCTGGCGTACCAGACTCACTTGAGTTGTAACCAACTACAACATAGTGAGAACCGGTGTATGAATCACTTGAGAAAGTATCTATTGCTGTTGCAGATGATGATACTGTTACTGCACCAACAACTTTTGTGTTGTCACCAGTTGTATCTGATTCTGAATCTCCTAATAAAATTCTAAACATCTTAACAGCAGTATTTGGTTCATTACCTGTTGCACGTAGTCTTACGTCATCACCATCGATGTCTGCTGTCAATGTTATTAAAGCATTATTACCAGTGTATGCGTCGTTGTATGTTGCAATAAAGGCGGTTGTTCCGTTATGAACAACTGAACATTCTATATTTTGTAATTCAGTTTTTGATGTATTGTTTGCACTAATATAATATTTTGCACCTCTGTAAGAAGCATGAGCCCAAGTATCTATATTTTCTACAGCACTATCAACATCTGTGTTTAATACAATTGCAGTTGCACCTGATGATGTAGCACTTGTACTGTCACCCATGGCAATTCTAAAATATTTTATGGAGTTTACATCACTTGTACCTGTA